CAAGAGGTCCATGTAATAGAAAAAATCCATTTCATCAATATCATCCAAGGCCCATCCTTGGTCAATTAATTGTAAATAGGTTTCTTTTATAAACTCCGCCAGAGTCATTGGCTCGCTTATGACTCCGTCGGTGCGTTTGGGAATTGCTCGGCTTTTGCCCCAATCTCTCCGACCACGCTATTGATGCATTCCATAATTGTGGGAATTAATTTGTCAGCATCTAGGCCGTCATAAAGTTCATCAATCGTGAATTGGTCGCCGAATAGCTTAGCGACGTAATCCACTAGGTTGTCGAGATCGGCTGATTTAAGATCATTGAAGTTTGTTTTCTCCGTCATTTCGATGGCTTTACGGACCATACGGCCCTTTGCAGGCGGGGAAATATATGTTTTTTCGTTCAGGATTAGTTTCATAAGTACCTCCTATAAAATCAGCAGGGACCTGAAAAGGGCCCCTGCTAAATCTCTAATTATGCTGTCGTAAAATTAGTAATACTGGTTGCTACTAAATGGTTCCCAGCGACATCGGTTACGTTCGTTGTGCAAATTGCGATGTGCGCGGTTGCAGCGGTTAGCCCGGCAGTTGGGTCAAGGGTTACGATCTTGCTCGTGCCATCAAGCGTCAATCCGCCAGGAATAAGTGTTCCGTTAGTGGAGTTCATCATGAAGAAGTTTGCCGCCGTTACTTTCTCTGCGTCGATCGCTTCGTCGAATGTCCAGACCATATTTGCTGTTGCGATCACGGCTGCTGCTGCGTCAGCTGGAAGGGTGACAACTGTTGGTGGGATTAGGTCTATTGCTGGGATTGTTACAGAATTAAACCAAGTGGAATCAATATCTGCAGGGCAGTTCGGATCGGTTGTATCAACATGGTACTCCCACATTCCGTTGTACTTAGTGGGTTGAAAAATTGCTACAACTTTTGGTGGTTGGAATTTGACCTTTCCTTCTTGCCCCTCGATGAGGTCGTCGGGTATTTGGAAGGCCCCTTTGTAGATTACCCCATACCTTTTTGCGCCTTCTCGTAGGGTTGCCTTGTAAAGTAAGGCGACATAAGGTGCGATATCTGCGCCTGAAGCATAAACTCCGCCGACTGCTGCGTTCGTCTGACCGAGCAGTTCGACTCTTTGTGCGCTGGATAAATCCGCGAGGTCTGCTTCGATGTCTACGCTGTCCAGAGTTGTTGCCTGGTCCCACAACATATTTTCGGCGTACAATTTCTCTGTGTTTTGTTTGGGTTTAATGAGTAAGGTCTTGACTCCGTCATAATATTTAGGTGGATTATAGGTTAACCCGGTTAGATTGTCCTTTGTCTGTAATGCTACATATAATTTTTCAATTCCTACGATCGGCATGTAATCCATTTCCTTTCAACTTAAATTACATAAGAAAAGCGCATGGCCTTGTGAAAAATCTGAGTCTCAGATTCATACAGGTCCTGCGCTGTTGTTCGTTTGAAGCCTTCTAATTCCAAGACCGATTTAACTTGATCAACCAGCGATGAGTCGTCGCCTTTTGACCACAGATCAACTTGCACATAATACCCAGTGGCTATTTCCTCATTCTCTGCCCAAGCCTCGCCCTGTTCGTTATAGCAGAAGAAGGTAATGTAGGACGTTGCAGCTCCTGAATACATTTGCCAGGATACCGGAACGCCCAACGGTTTGAGAGCCTTCACTAGGATGCTGTTAATCATAATCCCAAGAACTTCACAATCGTCTGTTTCATAGCTTCTTCGGCCTCTGTTTGCCTGTGTTCATAGGCCGGTTGCACGAAGGGCTGAGCTTGCATCTTGCTTGTACCCCATTCTAGGAATTTAGCTCTCCAGTTCGTGGTTTTACCGGGGCCAATTTCAAGATATTTAACGCCATCGGTCGTTTTAACACCGGATACTTGGATGTCATCTCGGATGTGGTGGTGGGTAATCGAACTCACCTTGACGAGACTCTTCATTTCATCTGCAATAGGTTGAGCCGCCGCCTTGAGCGCTTGATTCTCGACCCGGCTGGCCTTATTACTGACTTCCTTGAGCTGGTTTAAGAGTTCATCAAGTCCAAGAAGCTCCATCTCAGCCGCCATTTTGTAACACCTGCCTTGTATGGATTTCAAGCCAGCGCCTACGCCCTGTGGGATCAACGGGCGGTAACTTAATTTCAAACAAATCTGCGCCATGAATAACGTTCATGCCTGCTTTGATACCGTCGCGGTATCGGATAGTAAACAAAATGTCCGTCTCGGCTTGTGCTGCTGCAGCCTGATAAAACAATTTTCCTTTTAGCCCGGTTCTTTTGGCATAGGTGGTAATCAGCGTTTGCCAATCTTCAAGTGGGTTGCCGTTATCATCCGTCTGGTCAAGGGCAGCGTTATACTGAAGGCTTATTCTATGTCTTAGATCCCCCGGATTCATAACAACCCTCCTTTACGCTGGCGGTATTCTGTCCATCCATAGGAGCGCTGACACTGCAAACGCTATCTCCCCAGGTGCTTGTCCTGTGTCACTTAAGGGCGTCCGATTCTCATACCAATGACTGATGAGTAGTTTAACGGCTTGCTTGACCTTTTGCGGTACAGTATCCGCGGTATCACCATAGCCACATGAAAACTCAATCACAACTGCATCCAGCGGGAACGGTACGAACGGAGGCCATGGCTGTGCATAGGGAGGAGATAAGCGACCCAATACTCCACGGGTGCTGACAACATATTGTTGGGTTTCGGTAAGGGTTGTCACTATCCCAACGGAGTTCTTATAGGAGACAGAATGAATCGTTTGCAGGTTTCCTCTCGATAGTTCAATCACTCGACTTGGCCAGTAATCAAAACTCATTTCCCAGGTTTGAGTGATGTAGGCGCGGTTTTGAAACGCTTCACAATACTCCCGAGCGGCTGTAATTAAAGCACTCAAGTAGGCATCCTCGGAACTATCGGTCACATCGTCCACTCTGAGATAGGTTTTTACATCAGCCACCTCCAGGGGCTCGATGGCGGGTGGTGTAGTTAAGATTAAATTCATGACACCCCCCTTTCACGAAAAAGAAGACGACAATGCGTCTCCTTCTTAATCGATGATGTCACTAGGTGGAGTCGATCCACCATAACGCAAATCGCCTAATATATACTGAGCTGCTGTAATATTGGTCACATCAGAGGCCGCGGTTCTGACCGTAATGCAATCAAAACCGTTGTTTCCATCCAAGTGAGCCGGGTTAATTTGAAAGACCACTAGTTTTTGTTTGAGTGCAGCCGAGGTGGTGAAAGAGACTGCATCGACCTGTCGAACCAAAGCATCAGTTGCAGCGCAATCTTGATTCGCCCAAATTTGAACGACGTTGGTGATAACTTTACTGCCAGTGCCTGCTACATCTGTGGCTTGCTCGATCGTTATATCTACAGTAGCGGCATTGGCTTGGTTAATGTTAACTAACACAAAGCACATTTCAGCATCCCTTAGGGATACATAGGCACCGGTAATTGCACCACCATCTTGTGGTGTAATCGCCTCGACGGGTTTATCTTTTTCTGGAATTTGACTCATGTGTTTATACCTCCTTCAATTACGATCTGGTTTGCAGCGCCACGAACGGACTCAGTGAGTTGGAACCTTTTGCAGGAATTAAGCTGGTACCCCAGACGGGTTGTCCATCAACCCTGTAAATGAATCTAAAGCAGTTTTCGTCATACAAGAATCTGACATGAATGGACGAGGCAGCACTGATCCCACCCTTGTCGATAATGAGATACTGCGACAAATCGGCGAGGACAATGTCCCCTGTTGTACCGAGAGTTTGGCATTGCTCTAAGGGAATGACCGGTCGACCGTAAAGGGTGCTATAGGGAGAACCTGAAATACCGCCCGCAGGCATATAGACCGGAATACCGCCTGTTCCAACGGATAAGGCCATGGTGTAGAGTTGAGGTTCAATGTCTTGGTTAATGAACCACACGGCGTTTTGGCGGGACTTTCCCCAGCAGCGCGACCACATCCCCACGATATTTTGAATGTTGACGGTGCCTGCCGTTTGACTACTTACTTTGGGTACGGTCACTAAGGATTTGCTGCTTATAATGCCCAAAGGCATACCGGCTCCCGTGCCGTTGATAATAGCATCGTCCATTTTGAAGCCGAACTCTTCGGCAAATCCTTGGGAAATTACGGCTTCCAAAGCGGTGGAGTCGAGCAGAAGTTCATCCGTGGCATAGCAAAGTCCCGTTAATTTATGGAGGTTGAGTTCCATTTGACGAAACTTAGGTTTGCTACCGGATAGCGCATCAGCCTCACCTTCCCAGTAAGCCTGGATGCCGCCCCAACGAGAACCGTTCGCGCGGCTACTTTCATCAATGGCGTTAATTCTTAGGCCCGTGGCGTTGGTGCTCAGGGGTACTCGGTTACAACGACTGGCTAGTACTCCGGTGTCATAGGCCCGCTTTAAGATCTCCGTGGAAAAGTCGTCATCCACTAGGAACCCACCGTCGCTGCCCACATTTTCATTTAATCCCGTAGCCGCTTTGATAGATAATCGATTGTCGATAGAACCTCCGGGCTTCGCTGCTTCGATCACGGCACGCAGTTGTTCACCAAAATTGGAGAATCTCTCTATTTTAGCCTTGGGTTCAGCGTACAACGGTTGGTTGACTGGGTTGGTAATGTCTTTTTGACGCGCTTCCAGCTCCGTTGCGGCCTTAATGGTGTTTTCTAAATTAACAATTTCGGCTTGCAGAGCATCGAAGCCTGTTTGTTGTTCGACGCTAAATCCGGTCCCAGATACCATGGCTGTCGTTAAGAGTGCTTGCTGCGCGTCGAGTTTCTGTCTAAGTAATGCTTTAAAGTCCATGAACTAATCGCCTCCTGTTTAAATTTAATTGATCTTGATATAGGACAATCCCCATCTGTACAAGGTTGTTGTCATCACCCATTTGGGTATTAGCTGTCTCATCATCACTCGTTCCCATGCCGTCGTCCCCGCTATCGCTGTTATCCAGTTGAGCCAGGACTTCAGTCAAACAATCCATTGCTTGCTGAATGAGTGCTTCGTTAGCGGATGATATTGTTCGGCCTGCGTTGAGAACCACAGGCAAATTATTAAGCAGTGGTTCAGCGACTACGCTTACCACTGCTTGGTTGCTGGGTTGTTCCTCTGCTTGTTCTTTAGGCTGTTCCTTGGGTGGTTCGTTGACCAACGGCTTAGGTTCTGAACTGGCCAAGGCTTGTTTCGGCGGGTTACGGAATCTGCCCAGATCAAAGGACAAACCGTTCATGGTCAGGTAATCCTTGTTCATCGATGCTGCTATTAACTGGGTCCCTTCGATCACATCGGCAAAGCCCAAGGCCACGGCCTCTTCGGCAGTCATCCAGGTTTCTGCATTCACCATTTCCATGATCTGCTCTGCCTCAAGGCCTGTTTTTGCTTGGTAGGTTGTTAGTATGCTTTCGTCTATTTTGTCCATGTCATCCGCGAGTTTCCTTAGATCATGGGCGTTGCCGATGGCCATAGTCCAGGCTTTGTGAATCATCAGCATGGCATTTCTCGGCATATAAATCGTGTCGCCAGCCATGGCTATTACTGAGGCAATACTGGCGGCCAGGCCATCAATATACACATTTTTCTGAGCTGTATGGCGTTTGAGCATGGAGTAGATGGCTTGTCCTGCGAAAACATCCCCGCCACCGCTGTTAATATAGATGTTGAGGATAGAGATGTCACCCAGTCCCTTCAAATCCTGGGCGAAATCCGACGGCGTTATTTCATCTCCATACCAAGTCGAACTCGAAATGTCACCATAAAGCAAAAGCTCCCCTACACTAGGAGAGCCAACCTTTGCCCTTAATTCCCAAAACTTTTTCAATGTCTCACCTCCTTTCGTTGATCATTTTGTAGGTGTCCTCTGCCACAGCATTAGGGGAAACAGAGTCCGCTGTGGGTGGGGCTTGACCTGCTTCAGTGAAGTTCAACGGCTGCATGTAAATATCCCCATTAGCAATAGGAGTCATGTTTTCCAGCTTCCGAATGTCGTTGACCGATAACCAACCCCACTGCCTGCCTTGTGCATAAGAAGTGGCACGACTTAGAACGTCTCCTCGCAAAAGACTGTCGATTTTAAACTCAATATAAAATCCAGCCCTGCGTTCCAGCGGTGTTAAGAGCTGCATATTGATATTCTCTTCCCACCGTTTAAACCAGGGCAGCATGGTGTACATGACAAATTCTAGGCTCTGCTGCTCAATATTTGAAAAAGTAGCTCCGTCTAAATTCTGTATCAGATGCAACGGAACTCGATAGATCCGGGCAACGTCTTCCAATTGAAACTTTTTGTTCTCGATCAGTTGAGCGTCCGCTGGCTTGATCGCCAATTGGGTGAACTTCGCGCCGCCTTCCAGGATGATGGGCTTTCCGGTATTCGCTAGTCCCTGATAACTTTTGGCAAAGTCTTTTTTTAGACGTTCATACGCAGTATCTGCGAGTGCACCGGGATATTCAATCACCCCCGACGAATTGGCACCGTTTTTATAGAAGTTGATACCAAAGCGCTCATACGATAATCCCAGGCGGATCGCTGAAGAG